CCTATGTGTGTGCTTTCCCAGTGAAAAGATAGGGGGGAGGGTTATTAAAAATTATCGTTCATTTTTTTGAAAATCAGGGACATCTTTTACATTTTTTATGGGGATTACATTTTTAGTTTTATTTCCGTAACCAGTTCCATAATAAATTTGTTCCCACTTAGTTTTCCTTGTGTGGCATTTGCTACAACAGAAAGCCAAGTTATCCATGATGGTCTTACCATTCAAGTCAAACTCAACTGGCACGATGTGATCCACTATCTTACCAGTTCTTACTCTGTTGTGTGCTTTGCAGTACTGACAAAGGAAGTTGTCTCTACGTCTTACTACATCACGTATAGACTTCCATTGCTTGCTTTGATAGAACTTATTCTGCTCTACTTTAATATCGCTATACTCACGCTTGCGTTTGTTATAGTCTTTGTATCGTTTACTATTATCAGTACGATTAGTCCATCGCTCTCTGCTTGCTTGATATGCAGCTTCTTTATCAGCGTGCTTAGTACAATAGTGTAGTGGTCTAATAACTACAGCGTGGCAGTTAGGCTCACGACAACGTCCAGTCATCGGCAAGATAGCATCTCCTTTCATCAATAATAAAAGGCTGCCCATTGGACAACCTGTAATAAAATATAATAGCAAGATAGAGTCGCGAACTCTATAACTTCTATTAGCGAAGTCGTTTCTATCCCTTGCTTACCCACTAAGCTGTTAGTCAAGGACTTTCACTCACTACTTGCCTAGGCCTAGCCTTTCCAGCAAGCACTTAGCTATAAACGTTTAATAGCAAGTCACTGGTTCGAGCAATGACTTGCTTAGAAGTATATCCAACCGAACGAATTACATTTTGTTTGCTTTCGCTGATAACTTCATGCTACCATTATCGCACATTGTTTCGTGCAATAAACGTGCAAATTATGTGCAAAAAACGTGCAAGAAAATCACTTCAAAGTTTCAGCCCATAACCCACTTCTCAAAGTATTTTTAAATGATATATACTGTTTCCTCGCAACACTCTCTTCTAAGCAAACTCTGATAGCCACGTTATGCCAAGACATTCTGCGCTTAAATCTAGCAATAATAATATCTTTTGCAATTGTTCCTTGTATAACTTCCATTAATTCATCAAGCGTTTGTTTCTGGTCATTAAGTCTACCAAGTTCTTTGTCTGCTTCTTTAATCAAATAGTTGCGCTCTTGTGGTGCAGTGTTTGAACTACTCCCACCACTTCCGATTCTTTCCTCATGTTTCTCACGAGTGATCCAGCGTTCTCTTGAATTAATTTTAACTTGAAGCATTCCAGTCATGTAGTCACTTAATAACAAATCTAATCTATCCGCCAATTAAAAAGTCCCTCCGAGTATGGTATAATAGTATTAGATACAATCATGCCGAAGCCCATTGCAGTGGGCTTTTTTTCTATTCTTTTGCAGCTTTTAAATCATTGTATAACTTTATTATTTTTTCGACTTCATCTACAGTTAACCCTCGAAGTTCAACTATTTGCTTTTTATTAGTTGAAAAGAGACCAGTGTTCTTTTCAGTTTTGAAATAGATTTCCATTTTTCCTCCAGTTGAGTTTAGCGAGTTCCTAGCTCAGTATGATATAATTTGTTAGACTATAAAAATTATCCATAAAACTTTGTTCTATTAAGCTCGAATTTGGTCAACTTGGGCTTTTTTATTTTGGAATAAATTATTGGTCTGTGTGCTATAATATAACTGACCGAAAATAATATAATAAGTTGTTGTAAATCCTATTTAGCTCAAGCTTGGTCAGCTTGGGCTTTTTTTGCGTTCAATCCATATGTTTATCAAGCCATTTATCAGCTTCTGTCATTGTGATTCTCCTCAAATTCTGATGAGTAAGCTAACCATGCAGAAGTCGCTATAATAACAATCCATCTAAATGGTGTAGCATTTTGAATGAAGTAATCCATAACAACAGATATTGCCATTCCAATAATCATACATATAATAAATATTGTTGCTTTCTTATACATCATTCCTCCCCGAACACGTTATCTGACTCGTCAAGGTCTGAGCGGTTGAAATTGCCAGTAATACAACCGTGAGGATTTTCTTTTTCGATAAAACATCTCTCACAGTAATCTATAGTCATTGTAAATGGCGCTGGTTCCCACTTATGCCCGAACAGCTTACACATTAGTTTCATTGGTTGTCCTCCTTATCAAAAGGTTTCAGATATCCTTTAAATTCTTCAATCTGACGCTCAATGTTTTTGAGAGCATTCTCAAGAGCTACTTCAACATCAACATTGTCTTTAAATGAATCTCTATTCTGCCAGATAAATTCCATGCGTGTTGCTGATTCATCAATTTGTCTTGCATAATCAGTAATATAATTAAATTTATACTGTGTATATCCTAATTCTTGTTTCATTCAATCCCTCCCCACCAGTCACACACTTTGATGACCAGCGATATTAGTTTGTCGGTCATTCAATATACCCTCCTTAGTTTGCTTGTCTGTATTTTTCCATAACATTTGGATATTTACTAACAAATTGTAATCGTTCTTGATGTAAATGGCTAGACCAATGGAAAAGTCTATCAATTTCAGCTAAAGCACTCAACTTTTCGTAAATCTCTTTAATGTAAAACTCTGCATTTCCTACTGATTTCCAGTGTGCTGATGTTCTAACTGTATTCCCGTTTTCAGCAAGTTTTTGTGCGTTGATATCAGCCTTTTCTTTTTTCTTCATCAGGCTATCAATTTCTTTGAATATAATTTTTAATAATTTCACTTGATAGTTTTGTACTATTTCTTCTGTCGTCATTCCTGAACCTCTTTCATTGACCAGCGATATTAGTTTGTCTGTCATTCGATTCACCTTACTGCCTAACTATTCAATTTATTTCAATAAGTTGATATAATCATTTATAGGTAAGGAGAAACCATATGGAAATCGAAAAAAATGATTATAAGATTTTAAATTATCTGGAACATAAACCCAATAGTAATCTTGAGCAAATCGAAAAGTCACTTAAAAATGTTAAATCTATAAAACTTAGGATAACCTCATTGCATGAACTGAGATTAATCGATGCCAATTATGGAAAAACTTCAATGTTTGGCCATGAGTTACCTACTACTGATAATTTTGCGATATCTAATCTAGGTGCAATTAAGCTCCAAGACTACAGAACCAAAAGAAGGGGAAATATTCTCAAGACCACATTTTTTTCTTTTATACTTCCCGTAGTAGTAGCATTCATAACTTCATTAATAACAAATTGAATTTTTAAGCTTAGATATTTTTCTAGGCTTTTTTCATCCCTCCCCCACTTTCACTAAATCAACTCCGAGGGCTTTGCCTGCGAGGTAGGCAACGCAGATATACCCGTTTTCTTTGTTATTCCAAGCATAGCGTTTAACGGTATCATTGAAATCAGTGAGATCACAATCTTCATTTGATAACTGAGCAATTGGATTATGAAAAGGTACTTTATCCAACGCATCCGCAATGCTTTGAGGAATCGTGATAATTTTCCTCATATCACGATATCTGTTTGCATCTTGCTTTATCATTTCTTCTTCAACGATTTCAGAAATTCTTTTATTGTCCATCACACCTCCCCAGTTGAGCCAAATCCGCCTGTACGCTTTCCATTTGCGTTGTCATCGTCTGTTGTAAGGTATTTGACAAATACCCCTTGCATTATTCTTTGACCTTTAGAAATGGTTACAGGCTCTTTTGAGATGTTCATAAATAAGCCTTTAAATTCTTGCGGATAGTAATCTGAATCGATAATTCCTACTGAATTAATCAATGCAATGCCACGCTTAACTGATTTTTTAGTGAACTGGTCTTTTTCAACCGTTATGTATTTGTCAGTAACTTCGATAACTTTTAAGAATTTTGTGTCGCGGAAGCATATTTTATCTCCACGCCTTATTTCATTTTTGCTGAACATATTACTACCTCATATTTTAGCTTCTAAGCGCTTTTGCCTAGTTCGTGATAAATTATCCATGAAACGGTTTAAGCGCTCAATGTAACCGTAATTTTCATGAATTAGAGCTATTACAGTTCTATTTGTTTATCTTTGGTCAATTCTTTAAGTATTTTGTATAATTCTCCCCACTTCATTTGCTTTGAATGGTTGTATTTATTGCAAATATCCAAATAAAGCTGAGAAAGTTCGTGATTGTGCTTAGTTCGACCGCTAATTTTCACAGATAATTCTTTGTGGTTAACGTTGAAATTATTATTTATTGCCAATCCCTGCAGCTTTTTCAAAGTGTCAAAATTTGTTTTAATCATGGTTTATACCTCTGTAATTTCAATTTCTATTCTGTTTTTCTCGTCATTAACCTTTTTAGCTTCAAGCCATACAATCTGGCTGTCGTCACTGTAATAACGCAACTTAGTCATATAATCTTGTAAGTTCTTCATAAGATTGTCTAAGTCAGGTCTGCTTGTTTTCCATTGCCACCAACGCTTTTTTTGCTTGATAGCGTAGAAAAAAGTAACGGATAGCTTCAAAGGAACGTTTTTTTCAAAGCACTCTTTCGGTTTATTTTTCATGAGTTGAGCTTTAAGACTGTAGTTGTTTGTTCCTCTACGGTCATATAATTGAAGTTTACCATTCACTTTTTTAATGCCTTTTTGCTGCTGAGTAGTTGGCATTTTATCCAATTCAAATTCAAACTTCACTTGCTTCTCCATATATCATTAATTCGGTTGCTGCTTCATTGCTGATTTTCTTAACTGATGCAATAAAGGTCACTGGGTTCATTACAATTTCTTTTTCATGGGCCCATTTGACGTATCTTACAAACTGCTGATAAGTTACTCCTGGAACAAAACTCAAGTAGTATTCCGCAAGTTCTTTATCAAATGCACTTTTAGGGATTTCCCAAGCCATTTATTAAAGCCTCCACTTCTTCATCGGTCATATATTCCCTATCCTTTTTAGTTTGAGGATTAGACCAGTTAGGAGCACCTTTGACAACTTTATTATTGTTGTACGTTTGATTTTGAATAGGCATTAAATCGTAGTCATCTTCCCAACCCTTACCGTTAAACCATGTGCTACCATGCTTTATATAGTTTTGTTGGGTATTTTTAACTCTAATTTCTGCCAAATATTTTTCAAGACCAGTTTTAATCTCTTCGTCTGTCGTTCCAGATTTTACAGCTCTTTTATAAGCTAATAGAGCTTTCGGTTTTCCTTTTTTGTTAGGATATATTTTCCAAATATTATTAAATCTAGTTTCTAAATCAGACTCTTTATCGGACAAGTCCGATATATTATTATTTGATTTATTAACTGATTTATTAGTTGATATATTATCTTTTACATCTGTGTATATACCCTCTTTACATTTGTGTATAGGGGTATTTACATCTGTGTATATACCCTCTTTACATTTGTGTAAATAGGGTAAAATGTATCTTCTTTTTACTTCCTTCCCCTCATATTCATATTTTAGGTTTATATATTCCTTTTCTTGTAAGCTTTTTAATGTTACGGATATCGTTTTTTTACTTTTTCCATATCTACTTGCTAAAAAAGCATTTGACGGAAAGACACTTCCAAAAGAATTTGCCATCGTGTATATTTCACTAAAAAGAAGTTTTTCAAAATCATTTAAATCATCAGCTTCAATAATTGGCACTGGGATTTGATTGAAGAATTTTGTACTTTGTTCCAAACTTTCTCCTTTCTTCTATATTTATTTCAAGTTTTATTTTTCAAATTAAAAGCTGGCAATGAGTGTTTATGTGCAGGCACTGAATACTCATGGACTTTACGGCTCGTTACGCCACCCTCCAGCACTAACTTAGTTAGAATGGTAGGTCTTCGTCTGAAATATTCATTGGTGCTGAATTTCCAAATGGATCTCCTTGAGCAGTGTTCCCTTGAATATTAGTTTGCTGTGTACCGCCACCAAATTTTATATATTCTTCGTGAGTTAAGAATGCTTTATGCTCTGTCCCAGTACTATTTTGAGTTTTACCGTTTTTGTCGACATACGTACCTGTGCGTTCTTTCATTTGTATAAATACTTTATGATTTGTTAAAAATTGGACTGTTTCACGGTTATATCCATAATCAATAGGCGCGATTTGTTGGCCATTATCTTCAATACTTGCAAGAATTCGTTGAAGGTTTAAATCAGACCACTGATCCCCAAACACTAGGTAACTGTTTGTGGATTCTCCATTCATTCCTTCAATGGTAAACTTAAACATGTCTTTTTTTGTTTTACTCTTACCTGACTCAACTTTTGTTATTTTAGCGATATGAACGCCCGCTTCAAATTGTTTCCCACCAAGACTATTTACATCATTTCTGTTATATTGCATTATTTTTCTCCTTCAAATTTAAATAGTTCATCAATCGGACAAGCTGTTCGACTGTCAATTCTGTTTTTAGCGTAAATACCATCGTTACCCTCTAAAATTGCTCCACGATTTCCAGTATTTGGGTTTACTTTAATCCGACCTACTACATCCGTCCAACCAAGCAATTCACTTAATACTTGCTTTCTTATTTTTGGAACAAACTGGGTGATTACTCTACCATCTTCAAGTGAAATTTCTTGAGTGTCTTCCCAAGCTGTAACATAGACATTTATTGGAAGTCCATAAATTTTGGTCATTATTCTCAAGAAATAATTCGTCCAATCCCCATAGTCTTGGATTTCGTTACGAATACCACCTTTTGAACTTCTCCCTCGTTCAATAAGCCAGTCTGATTGAAAACTCGTTACATTATCAATGGCCAAGTTATCGTAATCACCTATGACGACATCAAGTTCTTTTAGAAAAATATTGATATCTTCGATCGGTTCATTCCTGTTAAACGATTCTAATCCTTCATCATCAATTGTTCTCACATCAATATTTGGAATGCCACTTAATACTTTATGGGAGTTATCAAGAGATAAAACTAATGTTCTACCAGTTAATCCCTTTACTGCAGAAGTTTTTCCGAGTCCAGGTTTACCATAAAGCAATACTCTCCAATATTGAGTTCGATTAATATCAGTTGCTTTAGTTATTTTCATTATCTAAACCTCAAACTTTCTGACTTCACAAGTTCAGCACCAAGAATCACATTACCTGCTTTAAGTGAATCACTGAGTTTCTTTTCATCCAGTTGCTCTGAATAATAGACTTTCGGGATCAATGGTTGATTGGTAATCTCTAGCTTAGGAGCGCTTTTTTGATACCAGAACGTGTGATTGTCCGTTTTTACTTTTTCTTGTTTTGTCATCTTCATAAACTCATAAAGTTTATTTTTGACAAATTTTTCTTTTTTATCGTATGACTTAACTTTTTTCATTTGGTCATCATAAGCTTTTTTAATAATGTCAGCTTTTGCTTTTTCGACTTCTCTACGAGCTTTCAAATCTTTAATGAAAAAACCGTAACCATCGAATTTTTCTTCCATATTTTCAAAGAATCCGTTACTATCTAACGTATCCATGAAAAGTTCTTCATCTTCATCAGACAAGTTGAGGGCTTCTTGAAACTGTCCTTCAAGCTGATAAAGCGTTAATTTTTCTTCTGCCATTATTTCCTCCGATTTGTTATAATGAAGGTATACACATATACCTAGCCTACGTTGCCGCGTGGGCTTTTTTATTTTGCAATCGTTAAATTTTTGTTTGCCATTTTCTGACGGGCAATATCATTTTTATGATGTTGCATGTTTTCTGCAAACAGTTCTTTATTTTCTTCTTGCAAATCATTGGAAAATTCAATCCAATCTTGAAGGCTTTTTTCGCAATTAGCAAGACTTTGTTGAGTTGATTCCAACTCTCTTTTCATGCGATCATAATCCGCAAGTTTAAATTTTTCTTCTTCTGTTTTAAATCCAAACATTTTTAATTTCCTTTCTATGTATGTGTTTTAATCCTCCGAGTGCTATAATTACTGTGAGCAGATATTTGCGGTATTTGCTTAGTTTTATGGAAAGGAGGAATGAAGCATGGATGTATCAATACTTCTTAAAGATGGTAAGCCTAAAAAGACTAATCAAGATAAGTTTGATGTTATAAAAATAAAAGATTTTGAAAAATTGACATATTTTGACGGTCATTCTACCAATACTTTAGAAAAAGAATTAGACTTTCAAAAAATTAATTTTCAAGTTTTAGAACATGTTACTTATTATTTTTATGGTAATAATGATGTAACGGCTATTTCTGGTAAAGAAATTCGAGCGATTCGTTTCTTGGAACCAAAATCTCAATAAAATTTCCATGTAACAAAATTAAGTAACTCTGATATGGCAGAAACCATTGAAGGGTTATTTTTAATTTTTTCGTCATTTAATGAGTTGTAGGCAAAAACAAGGATTGCATTCTCAACTTTCTCTCTTTTAGCTAATTTACTGCATTCTTCAATCTTTGCGTCATTTATTTTTTCTTCTGCGTCAGTCAATTTTTTCTCCTTTCGATACTTAAGTGGAAAGCTTTAATCAAATCTAAGTCGATCCTTTACGGTCGGCTTTTCTTGTACCATTCTCAAGTGTAGAGTTGAATAGATGAAATCATCTAATTGCGTCTCTAACTTCATAGCTTGTAATTTGTCGATTGCTTCAGTGTATGTTTTTGAGTTATCTTGAAGGTCATCAACAATACTTTCTGCCAGTTCCATAATTTTTTCTGCTTTTTTAAGCACTTCTTTTTCCATAAATTTCTCTTTTCTAGCGTAGCATCCTGGTAATCTAAAATATTATCTATTGATAATTTGATAAGCTCGTTTGTGGCCCTATCAGCTGTATAAAACAGTTGCTCTTTTAGCCATTTGCGAGCTTTTCTTATATCACTATCATTTTGCTTCAAAGCAAGATCTGATGTTTTGTTAATTATTTCTTTATAGTTGTTAGATAACTTTTCTATTTCTTTATTCAAAATCTCTCCTTTCTAGCGGAGTACCGCATTTAATTTCTTAGCAATGAGCTTGATTGCTCTGATATTCTGTGTGATTAAGTCATGTACCAGGTCAAACAGGATTTCGCCCGTTTCTGGGTTGACTATGTATGTGTAGGTCATAGACCACTCCCTCCTGAAAACTTTTGATAAAATTCTTTGTTTATAAAATCCATCATTTCTTTAAACCTAAATGACCAGTTATCTCCTTTACCATTTGGGTAATATACCCAACCTCCGTTTTCAACTGATATTCTTTTTCTTAAATCAGGTTTTCTTAAAACTTTGGAAACTGTTGGAATACTACGGTTTGATTTTTCTGTAAAAACATCCATACCAACCCAACCGTCAAAGTCTTTTTCTTTAAGCTCTTGATATTCGACTTTATCTACAAGAATCTTATCTTCTGGAATTAAAACTGAAATAGTCGCTTGTACTTCAAGTGTTTGTTCCATGTGCTTCCCTTTCTAGCTAGCTAAGTCATCTTGTTCTACAAGAGGTAAATAACCATGTTTTTTGAGTGTTTCATATAGAAACTTGCGCCCTTTTTGCTTCCATGTAGTAGTAATTGAAGTTCTCTCTTGACCTTTACTATCTACATAGTTTTGAGTTCGACTGCCAATGTAACCTTTACCCATATATCTTGAGTACAGTACCCATTGCTTATTAACTTTTCGTTGAATACGCAACTCGTTTAAAATTCGATTTAATTTCACAGCACTAAATCCATAATCCTGTGCAATCTGAGTAATTAGAATATCATCAGGGATTTCAAGAATTAAATCAAGGTAAGTTGTTTTTTCAGTAGCTGCAGCAAGTTCTAGATTCAACTGGCTATTTTCTTTCTCAAGTCCAAGTCGTGCTTGTCGTTCCTCTTTTAGCTGTGTAGCAAGGTTAATGAGTGTATCTGGATTAAGCAGTACTTCTTCAAGCTTCGCATCCGTCATGTACGCTCCGTGCTTGCGGATCGTCGGAAGGACTTCTTCATATACCCAATCCTGAAATGGCTCAGCACTTGGCAATTTACTTTCGCCAGCTAATTGATAAAGACCAGGTTCTGAAATTACTGTGACACTTTGTACTCCTGAGGGGGTCGTGATTCGCGACTCCCTCTTATATTTGTCTTTTACATGAGATTTCAAAGCATCCCTGAAATTCTTGTAACCAATAGCAATTGCTACATCTTTTCCGACAAACCAAGGTTCATCATTGATAAGTACTGTTCGTACTGGTAAGTTATTAAAATTAAAATTTTGTAATTCGTTCATGTTTTCGCCTTTCTAACTAGCTTTAAACCGTTTATATTCGGTTGTTTTTCCTAAAAAAATAAAATCAATAGGATAGTCGTAAATTTCTGCCAATTTTATTGCTAGACTCATGGGAATTTCAGTGCTATCTTTTTCATAACTCAAAATAGTTTGATAGTTTTTTCCAACAATTTCAGCAACTTCTTTAGCTGAAAAGTCAGCATTTGTTCTTGCAGCTTTTAATTTAATTTTTGGTGGTGTTTTCTCTGCCATACTGGCTCCTTTCTTTGCTTTAAACTTCTGCTTTCGCAGTAAGGGAAGTTCAGGAATCGAACCTGTTCGTTCCTACAAGGTATTTAATAACTTGTCATTAGATATCAAACCTTATTGTTTCTACAAGAAGAAAAAGTTGACGATAGCTAAAACAAAAGCTACTAATGATAGAATTAATGGAAAAATTGAAGGCTTTTGATTATCCATTTAGTATCCTTTCCGCCCCTCTAGGGCTTTTTATTTGTCAGTTCAACCGCTGCTTTATAAGCATTTGACCATTCAAATAACTGAGGTAATAAAGAGTCTTTGATAAATTGAACAGAAAAATCTTTTAACAGTTGTTTTTTGTACCACTCAACACTATGCTCCTGAATAGTTTCTCCGTAATGCGTAACTACTTGTTCCATTAGAACCTCCATTTGCCTTCCAGGGCTTTTTATTTGCCAAACTTGCTACTTACGTCGCGGTGGATACGTCGTGTACCGTCATTTGAGCCTGTTCCGTCTGCCGTACTGAATGCTCCATGTTTGTTCGCTTGTTTGACTTTATGAATTAATTATAGCACCGATTTTATTCGGTGTCAACTATAAAAACGATTTTATTCGATATTTTTTAGTTTTTATTATTTACACTACCGATTTTTTTCGGTATAATATAGTTAAATATTAAGGGGAGATGGGAATGGGAAGATCAAAATTAACGCCAAGAGAAGAAGCATTAAAGCCTATTATTGCAGGTAATATAAAAAAATATTTAGATAAATTCAACAAAAAGCCAGCAGATTTGCAACGTGGAACGGGAATAGCTCAAAGTACTATTAGTGATTACACTAGCGGAAAAACATTAGTTAATCCTGGTAATGTCGAAAAAATTGCTAGTTTCTTTGGGATTTTAAAATCTGATATAGACCCAAGATTTAGCGATGAATGGGTAAGCGAAAATGAGTTTCCTATTATTGAAAAAACTATTGACGCAATGAAACAACTTGAAGAACCAAGACAGAAAGTTGTTTTAAACACTGCAACCAATCAATTAGATGAGCAAAACCAAGAAAAGAAAAAGGAATCTAAAGTGATTCCGATTAATAAGATACCTGATGATTTGCCACCATATATAAGTAGAAAGATTTTAGAAAACTTCGTTATGCCTACAAACACTATGGAATATGAACCTGATGAAGATATGGTAGATGTTCCTATTCTCGGTAGGATAGCGGCCGGACTTCCTCTTGATGCAGTAGAAAACTTCGACGGTACAAGACCAGTACCTGCGCACTTCTTATCTTCTGCTCGTGATTATTATTGGTTAATGGTTGATGGGCATAGCATGGAACCGAAGATTCCATATGGAGCTTATGTATTAATTGAAGCTGTTCCTGATGTGACCGACGGTACTATTGGAGCTGTTCTTTTCCATGATGATTGTCAGGCAACATTAAAAAAAGTTTATCATGAAATAGATTGCTTGAGACTTGTGTCAATCAACAAAGAATTTAAAGACCAATTTGCTACACAAGACAATCCAGCAGCTGTAATTGGGCAAGCTGTCAAAGTAGAAATTGATTTATAATTAAATATATGAGCAATGTCTTGATTCTCGTTAAAAGCTAGATAGGAGTATTTATATGAAAATTAACACTATTCAAGTCCTAATTGCATCTACTCTTGCATTAGGTACTGTTGCACTAACCCAAGATGTTAAAGCTGCAGATCAAACAACGAGCATCTACCGCCTTTATAACAAACATACTGGAGAACACTTTTATACCAAAAGTCATACAGAGCAATTAAATGCTATTATGGCTGGTTGGGATGATGAAGGAACAGGTTGGGTCGCTCCTTTATCTAGTAATTCTCCTGTCTATCGTGTTTATAATCCCAATGCTACTGGGGGAGATCATTACTATACAAAGAGCAAATATGAAGCTCAATCTCTTGTGAACAGAGGTTGGAAATGGGATTATAATGGACAACCAGTTTTTTATTCAGGTGGAAATTCATCTGTTTATGTTGCTTATAATCCAAACGCACAATCCGGCTCTCATAACTATACAATGAACTCATTTGAACAGAACTCATTGCTAAATAATGGATGGAAATATGGAGCAACTGCTTGGAATGCTGTGACTCAATTTAACTGGACACTTAATCAGTATAAATCATTGGTAGTTGGTGACAGTAACGGTAACGGTGGAACAAATTATAATAGTGTACTTGCTTCTCATGATATTCCTACTGATATAACATCATTTTCGACTGATGGCTATGCCTCTAAAACTGTAATCTACAATAATACTAATTGGGATTATAGTGACGGAAACTACAAGTCAGTCGTTTTAACATTCATTAAACAAGCTAATGGTTCTTATCTTCTAGGATATAAAAATTATATTAATTTATAAAAATTTTTAAATAAATAAAAAATCCGCCCAAACTTTGGACGGCGAGGGCGGATTAAATATCAAATATAGTATAAACGCTTCAAACGAACGTCTTTTACTGTACTCATTTTATCATAGAAATGGAGTAAAAATCAAATATGGCTACATATCAAAAGCGTGGTAAAACTTGGCAGTATTCAATATCAAGAACAAAACAAGGACTTCCTCGTCTAACAAAGGGTGGTTTTTCTACAAAGTCCGATGCACAAGCTGAAGCAATGGATATTGAAAGCAAACTAAAAAAAGGATTTATTGTTGACCCCATTAAGCAAGAAATTTCCGAATATTTTAAAGACTGGATGGAACTTTATAAGAAAAATGCAATTGATGAAATGACTTATAAAGGTTATGAGCAAACGTTAAAATATTTAAAAACCTATATGCCAAATGTTTTAATTTCCGAAATAACAGCATCTTCTTATCAAAGAGCGCTAAATAAATTTGCTGAAACACACGCCAAAGCATCTACAAAAGGGTTTCATACTAGAGTTAGAGCATCTATTCAACCACTCATTGAAGAGGGACGACTGCAAAAAGATTTTACCACTCGTGCAGTAGTTAAAGGTAATGGAAATGATAAAGCCGAGCAAGACAAGTTTGTAAATTTTGATGAATACAAGCAATTAGTTGATTATTTCAGAAATAGACTTAATCCAAACTATTCATCTCCCACTATGCTGTTTATAATTTCAATTACTGGCATGAGAGCCAGTGAAGCTTTTGGCTTAGTCTGGGATGATATTGATTTTAATAATAACACTATCAAGTGTCGCAGAACTTGGAATTACAGAAATAAAGTAGGTGGTTTCAAAAAGCCCAAAACAGATGCTGGAATAAGAGATATTGTTATAGATGATGAAAGTATGCAATTGCTAAAAGATTTTAGAGAACAGCAAAAAACATTATTTGAAAGTTTGGGTATAAAACCGATACATGACTTTGTTTGTTATCATCCTTATAGAAAAATAATAACTCTCTCAGCTTTGCAAAATACATTAGATCATGCATTGAAAAAACTAAATATTTCTACTCCACTTACTATACATGGTTTAAGGCACACTCATGCTTCGGTCCTCCTCTATCATGGAGTTGATATCATGACTGTTTCAAAACGCCTAGGACACGCAAGTGTGGCTATCACACAGCAAACCTATATCCATATTATAAAAGAGCTAGAAAATAAAGATAAGGATAAAATAATTGAGCTACTAATGGAGTTATAATTTTCTTACAACAAAAATACAACAAATCATTAAAAATCAAGAATAAAGCCATTATCTAAAGCACATCTATCCTTTACTATGTAGTTCTTCATGAACGATAATAAACAATAATAGAATAAATATAAAATAAAAACGGCTTAATATAGCCGTTTTTCCTATTTTTAAAACAACTAAAAAATATAGAAATAAAAAACTCGTACAACAAAATTACAACATATCATTATGTTTCTGATAGTATTGTTGTAATTTAACAACAAACAAAAAAAGCCACTCCGAAGAATGGATTGACTCTAGGAATAGGATGAAATCTCACAAACATCCCGACTATATTATAGCACAAAAAAGCGCCCCAGTTAGGAGAGGGACGCTCGGAGTAAACTTTATGAAAAAAGTTTTTCGGAATAAGAACATTATATAACTTTCCGTTTCCGTTGTAAAGAAAAACGCCCCGGAGGGCGAGGAATTTCAAAGCATCTTTTAACTTTTTAAAGAAAAAATTTGCTTTATTTAAAGCTTTTATTTATAATATAACTAAGATAAAAACAGTTACCCCTTTTGTAATGTTCGCTTTATCCCTTACCTATAAAAGAACCTTACCAACATAGTGTTGATAAGGTTCTTTTATATTCCTTCAGTTATTATACTGTAGCTCATAACTATTTTTCTATATAAGGTACTGCTTATTCCTTTACCTTCTCCCATGTCGATATTTTTAACAATAAAATCTTTTAATTCTTCAACCTTAAATTTATCTATTTTAAAAAGTATAAATCGCAATTTATTATATAGTGGAACATTACTTAATGACATTACGTCTTCAATAGTCGATGTTTTATTTAAATATGGTAGATATTTTTTTGCTAAATCTTTATTTGCTTTAATAGAATATGTTCTCACAATACTCTCTGGAAAATTACTTATCCGTGTTTTAAGGCTCTCCACCTCCTGCACTAAATCATTAGGAATACTCCCCCAACTTTCAATAACTCCCATGTGTTTTTTATAAGGTACAGGATAATTTGCTGATCTTTTCTTTAAAAATAATAACGCAATTCGTGTGTCTAATTCCATACTATTAGAAAAATATTCCCTGATATAGTCTTTATAGGTTGGCATCTTGTAAATATACTTACTATCACCAAAAGCCACTACAATATTTTTATTTTTTAATTCTTCTGTATTGATTTTAGATATATCTATAAAGCTTGTAAGAACTGTATCCAGTTCTTTTTCTTTTCCCTTTACTTCAATAATTTTTCTGAATGCCCCCTCGAATTTAGCTATTTCGGATGGAAGATAACCCTGTTCAATTTGCGAGATTTCATCATATATTTTTTTATAGTTGTCAGTACTAATTTTAGTATAGTGAATACCAAGATCCGGAATATTAGAAACTATATCTTGAATTTCGATCTTATCTGGTGTATACTCAACAACCCCAATTCTAGCGGCTGCTTCAGAAATTTCGTAAGGAAGATTTTCAGAATATGAAGTTAAAAGTTCTCTAATATTTTTATCCGTTAAAGAGTATCCTATAAATAAAATTGGGGATTCTGTTAAGTTTGACAATATTTTTGCATTTACTAATGCTAATTTAGATTCATTATTTTTATAATCCTCACTAGTTATACATATAGTATTTGGGTTTTTGACTGATCCGTGAATCTTGTATAATTCTCCATAGTCATTGGACTTCACAAATAGGCCACTGTTCCCAACATTTACTTTTATACTTACATTTCTCTTACTAAAGCATTCCTCAATAAAGTTATCATAATTAGTGGTTACAATAAATCGTGCCTTTACCAACATTTTTGAAAATGAAATTATTTCTTCATCAAATCCTTTTTTTCTATCCAAATTAGAAAAAGTATTCGCTATACACTGTCTGAAAGGTGATATGTGTTCAGTATGAGCTTGTGCTAAAGTTAAATTATCAATATTCAATTCATCACTGTAAAAAGCGTTATTTATTTTTTCCTCTAATATACCTGCCATCATTAAGTTTATCTCAAATTCTTTATCAGATTTACTTAAATTTTTACTTTTTAACAGATTTTCAAACACATGGTATTGAGTATAAAATGCTTTTTCTTCTTCCACTAAATTCCACAATTCTAGCAAAAGTTGCTCCCACTTCAATCCATTTTTAAAGTAACGTTTAGTAACTCCTGAACCAACAAATATAATGGGAAATTGATTATTATCTTTAATATTTTCTATAAAATTCATTCTCACACACTCCGAATCAGCCTTTTAAAAATATTATACTAAATTCTAAACAAAAAAACACCCGCCGAAGCGGGTTTTAATTTATTTTCTATTATTTAATTCAGCCAAGATAATCAGACCGACAACTATAATCAGCCAAATCCACCAGTAATCTAAAAATAGTTTCATGTCGGGCAATTCTATAATCCTTTGGAAAATTTCTACCATAATTTATCCTTATAGTTTATTCGCATTTAATCGACGTTGTAATTCTCTAACAGAATCAGAAACTGGGCTGATAGTTCCGTCTTGCGTAGTTCCAAGATGCTTTTGTAGTGCTTTAATTGTACCTTGGCCAAACAAGCCGTCTTGTCCGATCCCTAAGAATCTTTGCAATGCTTTTACCACGTTTGAGCCTGTCAGTGATGAATCAAACTGTGCCGCATAAATATTTTGATTAAAGGTTTGTTTGTACTGGTGACTGATTACTCCGTCTTTACCAGCCGTATCAAAGTATTCTTGTAATCGTTTAGCAGTCGCATTACCAAACTGGCCATCAACATTTAATGTAACCATTTGAGGTTTATTGTCAGTATTTCCAGAACCTGAACCAACAATTCGATAAAAGTGATGTGGTAAGCGAGTACTCATATATGCATCATTCGTATCAACCGCAATTCCATTGTGAGTGTAAGAGCAGTGAATGAATGAGCCATTGCTTAGGAAGATACCGGTGTGTCCGTCAGAGCCAGCCGAACCTCCTGGAGTGCCTGAGATGAAGATATCGCCACGCTGGACCTCTCCACGACTGATTTCTTTGAGTTTAGTTCCTGACATTCCAAATAAGGTTTCAGTATTACCCATTGAACCTGCTGACAGAAATCCACCAGCAATCATGGCAAAGAATACTGATGAGCTGCAATCATAACTGCTAGGACCCATTCGTGAAGTCATCGAGTAAGTAACTTTACCTTTTCGAGCTTGCATCCAAGCAATCATATTTTCAATACTTGGCATTATTCGCCTCCTTCTGTGAATTCATGGTCAGCATCAGATGCTTTAACTACTTGAACACTATCTCCATTTTTTAAACTTTTAGTAAGTTCAGTTCCTTTTTTGGCTGCATGAGTGAAGTCGTTGTTCTTCCACCATGCCCAAAGTGCAAAAACTGTTGTGATAACTGTGCTGACAGTATTATCGTCAAGTGGCAATGGGTTAATGTTTAATGCTGTTAAAATTTGGTTAATGATAGCTAACCAAAGCAAAACTGTACGTGTGAGTGTACCTTTATCAATTGTTTTCATGTTCTTTCTCCTTCAGAATCTAATTTTAGTGAATAAATAACCAATAACAGTTACGGCAAGAGTAAGCATAAAGCCCCAAGCCCACTTATTATTAGCTTCCATTTTTTCTATAAGTTTCGCATTTGATTGAGCTATTAGGAGCGCTCGTTCTGCTTTATCTCGAACTGTTTCATAGTTATCTAACTTTGTTTCAATTCGAGCTAAACGTTCGAGGACTTCTCGCCATGCTTGTTCCTCCATAACCCCTGCTTTCTATTTTTCTGGCACTTCATAAGTGGCCAGTTTATTTTTTGAAGCATCAAACGCTTCTGAAATTAATTCATTCAGCTCGCTTTTTGCTTCTTCTGAATTATGAAAATCTTGAGGGTTATTAATTGTTAGCAGTGCTTCTAAAGCTCCTGTTTCATAAGCAGTAAAGCTTAAATTGCAAACAATATTTTCACCGATAACAATGTCGGTAGTTTCTTGAGTCTGTTTGTTCTTTTTCATTTTTCTCCTTGTTTCTAGTTTAATAATGGATCATCAGTAAACCACATTTGGCAACCTCGTGGTGCGCCGGTATTAGTTGAAGTCCCCCACCAAGTACAGACTCCATTAGGTTCGACATCTATATGTGAACTATTAATACTTCCAGTCATATGTACCATAATATATGCTGTTCTATTAGGTCTATATCCAACAGGAATTAGTCCAACTGAAAATTTAGTATGGGATGTTAATGGGTAATTTATAGAACCTGACAATGTAGCTTCAACAATATCTCCTCTTCGTTCTAAGTTAATTGTTATACCTGCTCCAATTTGGAAACTATTATAAGACTTGTCAGACGAAGTCTTAATTCCATTAGGAGTTACTCTAACAAATGGCCCTGTGCTATCAGAAACAAAGAAACCTTGAAAAGAGGCTTGAACTGTTATGGCTCTCCCTGTATTACGTTCAGTATAAACTTGAGCATATCCTTGACGATTATCAATTGCTAATGTATTTTCAGTGTTAGTTGTAGAATCTGATGAGTGAATTTGTAAATGACTACCCTCAATAGTAGTCGTACCATTTACTCCATTGCTCCCCCAGATACTCTCTATCTTCCCATCTTTGAATGTACCATTAGTTACTGATAGGTTATCTCCATTGATGTTATGAGCATTAATTTCATATAAAGCCCAATTATTCCCATTCCAATAATACTCTGTTCCTGCTAATATTTTTGTACCATTACCAAGGGGCATGTCCACTACTCCGGAATATTTCCATGTTAATCCCTTGAATTTTGTGGTTGGTTCAGTATCAGATACAACTTTACCAGGATTACCATTACTTCCAGCAGGACCAGTATTTCCCATTTTACCTACTGAATAACCCGTTTCAAATGAGTTATCCGTATAAGCCCAAACAGTCTTAGTCCACAGATAATTACCTTCTGCAACTGTCGGAACTGTGGAAGTCCAACCATTATTCGGTGGTGTCGTTCCACTTGTTGATCCTGCGTATGTAATAGTCGTAGTTTTGATACCAGTACCATCTTTGCCTGGAAAGCCGTCATGACCGTTGTTACCATTGGTACCCATATAGGCTACAGCATATCCAGTTTCTGTAGTGTTATCTGTATACGTCCAGATTGTGCGTGTCCACAGGAAACTCCCTTTAGCCACAGGGGGAACACTAGCTGACCATGTACCAGTTGGAGCAGTGGTGCCATTAGGGCTTGCTTGATAAGTGATTGCAGTGGCTTTAATTCCCTTACCATCTTTACCTGCTATTCCATTAGTACCGTTGTTGCCTGGGTCTCCCTTATCTCCTTTAACTCCCATCATCGCAACTGAATATCCTGTTTCACTGGTATTGTCCGTGTAAGTCCAAACAGTCTTAGTCCACAGATAATTACCTTCTGCAACTGTCGGAACTGTGGAAGTCCAACCATTATTCGGTGGTGTCGTTCCACTTGTTGATCCTGCGTATGTAATAGTCGTAGTTTTGATACCAGTACCATCTTTGCCTGGAAAGCCGTCATGACCGTTGTTACCATTGGTACCCATATAGGCTACAGCATATCCAGTTTCTGTAGTGTTATCTGTATACGTCCAGATTGTGCGTGTCCACAGGAAACTCCCTTTAGCCACAGGGGGAACACTAGCTGACCATGTACCAGTTGGAGCAGTGGTGCCATTAGGGCTTGCTTGATAAGTGATTGCAGTGGCTTTAATTCCCTTACCATCTTTACCTGCTATTCCATTAGTACCGTTGTTGCCTGGGTCTCCCTTATCTCCTTTAACTCCCATCATCGCAACTGAATATCCTGTTTCACTGGTATTGTCCGTGTAAGTCCAAACAGTCTTAGTCCACAGATAATTACCTTCTGCAACTGTCGGAACTGTGGAAGTCCAACCATTATTCGGTGGTGTCGTTCCACTTGTTGATCCTGCGTATGTAATAGTCGTAGTTTTGATACCAGTACCATCTTTGCCTGGAAAGCCGTCATGACCGTTGTTACCATTGGTACCCATATAGGCTACAGCATATCCAGTTTCTGTAGTGTTATCTGTATACGTCCAGATTGTGCGTGTCCACAGGAAACTCCCTTTAGCCACAGGGGGAACACTAGCTGACCATGTACCAGTTGGAGCAGTGGTGCCATTAGGGCTTGCTTGATAAGTGATTGCAGTGGCTTTAATTCCCTTACCATCTTTACCTGCTATTCCATTAGTACCGTTGTTGCCTGGGTCTCCCTTATCTCCTTTAACTCCCATCATCGCAACTGAATATCCTGTTTCACTGGTATTGTCCGTGTAAGTCCAAACAGTCTTAGTCCACAGATAATTACCTTCTGCAACTGTCGGAACTGTGGAAGTCCAACCATTATTCGGTGGTGTCGTTCCACTTGTTGATCCTGCGTATGTAATAGTCGTAGTTTTGATACCAGTACCATCTTTGCCTGGAAAGCCGTCATGACCGTTGTTACCATTGGTACCCATATAGGCTACAGCATATCCAGTTTCTGTAGTGTTATCTGTATACGTCCAGATTGTGCGTGTCCACAGGAAACTCCCTTTAGCCACAGGGGGAACACTAGCTGACCATGTACCAGTTGGAGCAGTGGTGCCATTAGGGCTTGCTTGATAAGTGATTGCAGTGGCTTTAATTCCCTTACCATCTTTACCTGCTATTCCATTAGTACCGTTGTTGCCTGGGTCTCCCTTATCTCCTTTAACTCCCATCATCGCAACTGAATATCCTGTTTCACTGGTATTGTCCGTGTAAGTCCAAACAGTCTTAGTCCATAGGAATTGTCCAGCAGGAACGTTAGGCACTTGGCTATTCCAACCGCTTGCTGGAGCAGTTGTTCCTGATGTTCCGACTGCGTAAGTGATTGTGGTTTTCTTAATTCCAACGCCATCTTTACCAGCAATTCCGTCATTACCGTTATTTCCGTCTTTTGCAATATAAGTTACTGAGTAACCTGTTTCTGATGAGCTGTCCGTGTATGTCCATACTGTTTTCGTCCAGAGATACTGACCTTTGACTAGAGTAGGGACTTGTGAAGTCCAACCAGTGTTTGGTTTATCTGTTCCACTTGAAGATAAAGCGTAAGTGATAACAGTTGTTTTTATTCCAACGCCGTCCTTACCAGCAACACCGTCTTTACCTGTTGCCCCATCTTTTCCGTCATTCCCTCGTATCAGACTCCAAGTGTAGTCGGATGGCTTAGCACTGTCATATTGAATAAAGTCTGTATACTGACCAATGTAGCTTGGATAGTCAGCAGTTGTGACTTCGCTTAATGAAGGCATCCAAGGAGTCAGTTGTTCTTGTAACTCATTTTTACTTGGCATCCACGGAGTAGCGATTGAACCTGGTTCTAGTTTGAAATCCCAAAATTTATGAGCTTCTATATCCTTTCCATTTGAATAGGTATTAACCCTAACGCAATAATCTCCATCTTTGGGGACTTCAATTGTTTTAGGAACTGTTTCACCTAAAGATATATTTACCCCTAATCCAGGTGTTGTTGATACCAACCATAGTCCAACTTTACCTTTGTTTGCGCCACTTGTGTCATGATTAGTCCAAGGTGCATCGGCTTTACCACTCATGGTGTATGTTCCTGCTTTTAGGTTTTTTACAAAAACATCGTCCACGGTAGTCCAACCATCATTAGCACTAGAAGATTGTATTCTGGGGTTATCTTTAGTGTATTTTTTACTTCCTTCTAACAAATTCAAATTAGGATAATTAGAGGTTAAATCATCAGTAGCAGCAGAGCCTTCTTCCCACTTATGACCAGCATTCCATAAAACACCGCTACCAGCTACATTATATTGTGCATAAATCTTGTCACCAGCTTTTAAAGTTACCTGAAAAGAATCTCTCAACCAACCAAAGTTGATTCCCATCGACTTATCAGGCACGATTTTACCAGTTACATTGTTTAAAGTAACAGCTCTTATTATATTTGCATTATTTCCTGAACTTTTAACATAAGCTGAGAAAGTATAAATACCTTCTTTAGGTGCTATAAATTGCTTAGTAATTCCAGGGCCTTCGCTTTTTTTAACGGTTAGACCTTTATAGATTCCGTCGTTTTCAGAGCGCTCAACAAGCCACCAACCCCCACTAAAATCTTTACTGCCCTCTAGTAAATTTAAGTTAGGGTAAGTAGTTGTGAATCTATCCGTACCATCAGCACTATAAGACCATGCTGTGTGGAAATATGGTGTCTTACCGTCAGCTCCATCATTAACATTAGTGATAGTCACCGACTGACTGGCGACTACTTTGCCGCCAACTGTCGCTTTAAAGCTATAAACTGCTTTATCCACAACTCCGCTGGCATCCACGGTTATTTCTTGAACGTTTGCTACAAGAGTTCCATCCTTTCTCCACTCATAACTATCGGCTTTAGTTTCTGTAGAATCTGACCCGAAATAAATTCGAGCAGTTAAGGTCGTTGAACCCTTACCGTTCTTAAATTGTAATCCGTTAGTAGTTTCTACTTCCGCCTTATAGGGTGTATTTTGGTCAACTAAATCTTTCATTCTTCCATATAAATCGGCAGAAATTTCACTTTTTAATTTAACAAAATTAGTAAAGGTTATTTTATTATTTAATGGATTAGTAAAACTTATTTCTTGTTGAGATACCCTTGCTGATAAAATTAATCCACCATCTGACTTGTCAAAAGTTGAGTCTTGAACAATTATTGTATCTCCAATATTTAGCTTTTTGTCATTTCCAAGAGCACTTGTAACAGCATTTACTGATACTACTACTTCATAAGTCATTTGAGGATAAGCATATAGTTTAAACTGGCTTACAGCATAATCCCACAAACCATTTGCAGAGGTAGCTTCTATACTTAAATTTTTGCGAGTATATCTGTCTGAACTTGAGGATTTAAGTTGAGAAGGGAACATATCTCTTGATAGTGGGGCATAAGCTGTGTTATCTCCAGCATTCTTATAGAACTCCAATTGACCATCAGAATTATAATGCTTACCCTCCACTGAAAGCCAGTTAAATTTATTTTTTGAATCCGTCACTGTTGTAGCGTTGAAAAAAGTGGAAGTACGATCTGCTTTTGAAGTAATTCCCGCAATATTTTTCCCATAATATAAAGTGACATCTTTTCTCTTTTGTCCAACACCTTCTTCTTTATAAAGATCAATAGTGATATTTTGAAGAGTCCCGTCATTTTTTAGTTGGGTTCTAAACTGAAATTCTGCATTAAAGCTATTGCAAATTGAAATAATTCTAGCAAGTTTAGTATCTGTGCTATCGAAAGAAAGAATTGGATTTGAAGAATCTTCATCATTAAGCGGAAAAGGATTGTTTCCAATCTCTACAAAATCATCAGTGATTTTAGCTACATTTTTTAAATACCAGACAATACTGTGTCTTTTAGTATTTCCGTATGCCCCTACTTCTTCACTTATTAATTCAAGATTTAAATTCTCACATTGTAAATGCATAGAATAATGATCTTGCTCAATATTTATAATATTAAACAAATAATCTTCCCCATCATAAGTGAAGCTAATATAGCTTTTCAGTGTTAATAAAGCATAAGAACTATTTATTTTATTCACGGAGAAATCAAAAGTTGAAGTTCCTTCTGCCAGATAACGGTGCCAGTTATCATCAAAATAATGAAGAGCATCCGGTAAATTATTATTAATAAAACCAACCCTTTTTAATGTTGAGTCATGAATATTTAATTGCATTATAGATACCTTTCTTTCCAAGTTACATCAATATCAGGAGGCACTGTATTATCTCCAAATGAGCAATTAACAATTGATTGACCTGGAGGAACTGAAAATGGTTCTGAACCAGTAATCATCTCATCATTAGCAATTGTAAGTCCTTCTCTTCTATATATTTTTGAACTGCTCATATTTATCACAACAACTTCACCATTACCATAATGATGATTATCTGCTGGAATAAATGTTGTAACATCTGTATTTCTATCAATTGTTTTGGTAACATCATTCTTTTGAAATTTAAACATTCTAAGTGATAGATTTGTTATATATTGTGTGTTGACATCTCTTCCTTTTAATTGCCCCATATATACAAATACTTTTGTACATTTAGTACTTCCAAGCTCTGGAATAGTAATAGGGTAATTTCCTCCTCTATTGCCAAATGTAAAATTGAAAACTCTATCTTTCTTTTGAATAGTAAAATATCCAGTTTTAGAATTAAAATATAAGTTTGGATTAGGAACTTTCCCATCTCCATGACCACCATTATTTAATTCTTGTCCTCCTGGTCCAAATGTTTTCCATGTTCTGGGATGATTACCACCAATATAAAGTTGAGTTCTAAAGCTATTTCCTCTTGTATCATCTTTATATATTCCTAATCCAGCCATAAGTTTATTGTTAGAATCACAAAATAAAACTTGCATCAGCCCAGTTTGCCCCATTTTTGTTGCTTGCGCCCAAATATTAAATGTTGAAGTAAAATTAGCTGTTCCAACATTTCCTGTTTTATCAGCTGGAACATCATAGACTTGCATAGCCCCTTGCATTGACCATGTTCTGCCAGACGGAGCTGGTCCACCATCTTGTAATCTTAATCCATCTTTTTTAAAAACAAGATTTCCTGCAGTTAATAATTGACTATTTTGAGGGTTGCCAACATCATTAGCCACATTAAAATGTCCACTAAAATTACTATTTTGGCTTATACCGGATGGGTTTAAAAGCCATTGAGATTCTACTCTTGTTGTTTCAGTTGTTTTTGAGTCAATCAAAGTTTGATCCTGACTTCCCAATCCAACAACTCCATTTTGACCTGCAATACCTATAAATGCATTATCAGATTTATGAGTAAATTTAAACGTAGGATATGCAGGAATAGTCCCTTGGTTATTAATCAAGACATCAACTGAGTTATCTGAATTAACTGTAATGAAACCATTTATTCCTCCTGAATTATTTGAATTCAATTTTTGTGTATAGCTTGAGATAGCAACACCTGATGGTACAATAAATGTTAAAGTTCCTGTTGCCCTTAAAGAAGATATATCTTCAGAAAAAGTAGGTAACTGATCAGGCAATGCATACCAAACTTTATTTGGCTCATCACTAAAAATTAATGGTGAAGGAGTTGAAACATCTAAAACACTAGCAAATTGTTGGCGAATATTAACCCAATCTTTCGGAATACCATCTTTAATGAAAGAAATTGTAATTGTTTTCGCATTAATATGATTATTAACAAATTCTTGACCATATCTTGTAGTTCCTGCTGGTCCAAGATTATTTGTCCATGTTGAGCCAAAATTTCGTTCAATTGAAGTAAATCCATCTACCAAGTCTGAAATATTTTGACCATTAAAACTTATCGTAAATGTCAAATCATAATACCTCCTAATCTATTTTTTCTATTTTGGTATGAATCCTGTGTTTTTTTAATTGTTGGAGCTGCACCTTTAAAGAAACTATTTTCATCAATAATTGGTGCAGGTTGATTTTTAAGAGCTGTTGTTTGTTCTTTTGTCGCTCCAAGAACTTGAGAAAGTAGATTAACAGCTTGAGTTAAAGCTAATTCCATATTATTATTAGAATTTTTTTCATAATTATTAGCGTTAATAGTTCTATTTGCTTGGTTCAAAAGTTGAGTCGCTCTTGACTTCTTTTGAGGATCAAGCGGAATAACCATTTCAGGACGATTTCCTTCAGCTATTTCATAAAATCCGTGTGCATCAATGACTCCGCCATTTTCATAACCATGCCCATTTCCAAGAAATGACAAACTTGGGCCATAGTTTTTTTTAGCATAATTAAGAGCAGCTAATAAGTTATCGTAACCATTAAAAATATCACCGTGACCAGGGAATTTATTGGCGTTGAAAGTTGAGGAAATTGTTTGCATCAACCCTTTAGCAAGGTCACCAGTGATATTGTTAATATCTCCGATGTTCCCTTGAACGGCTTTTTCATTTCCGCTTGATTCAGAAGAAATTTGGCGAAGCACACGGTCAATCATATCTTGGCTAGTACTCAATCCGTTGGCTGCAAGTGCCTGTTTAACTTGTCCAGCCCAACGTTGAACACCAGAACCAGATGGCGAGCCTTGTGAACCTCCTGCATCTGATTCAGCTTTTTTGAAAAATGATTGTAAGAATTTTACAAAATTATCTTGTGCTGTTTGAGCAGAACCTTTTGCCATCCTAGTAACAACTGGCGGAAAGTCATTTTCTAAATTATCTAATCCTAATCCGTTGTAAATAGCTTCTACAACACCTTTAGGTCCTTTTGAAATAACGCTAGTAACATCTTTATATGTTGATTTAACCGATCCAAGCGCATCTGATAAGAATCCAGATACACCGTCCGCATGAGCAGGTAAATTAGCTGTTAGTGATAGGAACTCTTTTGACATTGAGTGAGGAAGAATCGAAGTTCCAGCTTTCAAATTACGAATTTCAGGGCCTTGTTGACCAACCGCAAAAATACCATGGTTTGGATGGTGAGCAAGTTCAAATCCTTCTTCACCAACTAAAGCTGTTTCATCTTGCGTTAAACCACGAGTACCTGTCGCAAAACCTTTGAGGCTAACATGACCGATATTCCCCCAACCTTTATGTAAGAAATTAAGAACGCCATTAATCCCGTCAACAAATGAGTTAATTAAGTCTCTTGAATCTCTAAATCCTTTAGTATATTGGCTAACAGTTTCATTTTGCTCTTTCGCAGCAGCTTTTACAGTTTTATCGGCTTTATCGTTTGCCAAATCAATTGTATCTTTGTGGGTTTTTTTGGCTTTATCTGTAACATCTTCTTGTTGCTTTTTGGCTGCTGAAATTGCTCCATCACGTTGTTTTTGAGCATTTTTTACAATTTCATCATATTGGGCTTTAGACATTGATCCATTTTCTGCACGTTCTTTGTCCGCTGCTGCTACTGTCTTCTTGTATTTTTCGTTAGCTGCTTTAACAGCTTCATCTTTTTGCTTTTGAGCTTTATCTTTTACTGCTTTATATTCATCATCAGCCTTTTCAATAGTATCAATTAATTGTTTCTGATTTAATTTACCTTTTTTATTTTTTAAATCTTCTAAAAGGTCCATTTGCTTGTTTTGGGCGATTTTGGTAGCAGTGTTAATTTGACTATTCATCTGCTCTTCGGCTTTGGTTTGCGTTTTTGCATAATCTTTTTCAAGCTTATCCATCGCTTCATTATGTTTCTTCTTAGCAGCTTGTTGAGCTTTATTGAAATCACTATTTTCTTTAGCAATTTCTTTATTCATTTCTTGCTGATATTCAGGAGAATTTTTGCCATAAGTTTTCTCTATTTTGAGAAGTTCAGAAGTATTCCCGGACTTAATTTTTTTCATTAGGTTAGCATGGTTACTAGCATCCTTTTGAGATTGTGTGTCATAACTTTTTTGAGATTTGGCTACCTCCGAATAATATTTATCAGTATTCTTCTTCATCTCATCAAGATTCTTTTTCTGAGCTGCCTTCTGCTTATCGTCTGAATCTTTTTGACCTTTGTTTAATTTGTCAGCCTGTGCTTGACTCAATACACCATTTTTAACTAGAAGGTCAACTTGCTTTTTAGAATCCTTTTCTTGATTTTGATAAAACTTATCAATATCTTTGGACATCTTCGCATAAGCATCAGCAGTTGCTTTCTTAGCTTTTTCAAGTGATTTCTCATCGACAATATCAACATTTGATGCCTTGTTAATTTTATCCAAGAATCCTTGGTAATCCTTGGAGAACTCTTTCATATCTTTTGTTGGTGCTTTTGGGTCAAACTTAACAACTGGTAGCTTTTCGCTTTTTAATGAAGATTCTTTTAAACCGTCATTAATCAAATCCCCAAGTTTTTTACCTAAGTTTTTACCACCCATTCCACCTATTGCTGCACCAATTGCTGTACCGATACCAGGAGCGATAAGAGAACCAATCGCTGCTCCTGCCGCTGCTCCACCGAGTGAGCCAGCAACTCCACCAGTTTTCTGAGCGGTATTATCTTTACTGAGTAATTCAGCTCCTGCATTTATTCCGCCAGACAAGACTGTACTTCCGCCAACAGAACCAATAATTCCTAATAATCTTGGAATTAAAGAAGTAGCTTTTGATAAACCGCCAGAGGCAACAAGTGCTTCGCCTTCAGCAGCTACGCCTCTTGTAGTTACTGTTGAAGCAACTGTTCCAGCTTCAGCAGCAACACCTTGAATACCTTGAATGCCTCCTGTTCCTAAACCTCCTGATAATGCATCAATAGCTTGAATTTCAAGTAAAGATTTTTTCAATTTTTTAAGCCATACAATAACATCTCCAATTTTCTTAGTGGCCCAAATTCCAGCAAAGATTTTACCAAAGGTTATTACTTCATCTTTATGAGTTCCGATAAATTTGACAGTATCAACAATACCTTGGAAAATCTTAGCAATCCAACCAGCTATTTCTTCAAGTCCTTGCTTGCCCTCTTTAGAATTAAATGCCTTAGCCATTGAAGTGGCTGCGTCAGATAAAACTGGCAAGAACTTTTGACCAATCATAATTAAAACAGCCTCTCCAGCTGCCTTGAATTGTTTTATCTCCGACTTAACCGATCCCATATTTTTCTTGGCAAGATTTGCAACATATCCTTGACCATCAGCAGAGTTTTTTACTTTATTATTTAGCTCTTCAAGTTCTTTATTATTTTGAGCGAGAATAATACCAGCTTGTTGCCCTGTTGTTCCAAATAATTGTTGAAAAACAGAGTTTTTTTCAGCAGTTCCCATATTTTTTGTATGATCATTTACTATGGACATAATAGTTGTTAAATCCCTTAGGTTACCATTAGCATCTACTAAATCACTATTTTTAATTCCAAGTTTAGAAAGCATATCTTTGGCAGCACCACCAGATTGCAATTGGTCTACTTTATCTTGAAGCTTCCCTATTGCTTCTTTTTGCTTTTCAATAGCTTTAGTTGCTGCTTTAGTATTCCCTGTACCAGAATTAACAACCGCTTGAGCTTCTTCAAGTTTCTTTTGGTGCTCTGCAATTTTTTCATTAAGTGCAGACTCTGATTTAGCAGCATCTTCTTGGCTAGCTGACTGATCACTTAATGCACCAGTAATTGAGTTAATTACTTTACGAAGTCCAGTACCAGCTTTATCAGCTTCTAAACCGTGGTTCGAAAGAATACCAATTGCTGAAGACGCCTCTGATAGTTGAAAACCTGCTGAATGAGATGAGTCACCAACATACTCCATAGCTTTACCCATGCTTGCAAAATCTGTCGCTGTCATATCTGCTGCATAAGCTAATTGATTAACTACATCTTTTGTATTTTTAGTCATTTGTGCTGCATTATCAGTACGCATACCGTAAGCATCGACAACTTGAGAGGTTACGCTCAATACATTATTAAAATCATCGCCAGAAGCAACAGAGGCTTGTAATTCTGAACGCATAGCACCCAAAGCTTCAGTAGAAGTATATCCACGTTTAATAAGTTCTTGATAACCTTCTGCAATTTCTGCTTGAGATTTACCATATTCTACAGAGTATTGAGCCCCATCTTTTTGCATTTGAGCAACATTTTTGGTTACTTCTGCAACTTTTTCACCACCAGTTACAGCAAGATTGGTTGTTCTAATATAACTATCTTGCAAATCAGCTGCCATTTGAGAGCCTTTTATAGCTGCCGCTCCAATTGCTGCAATACCAAAAGCGCTCTGATATGCTGCATTTTTTACTTTTTGGTATCCTGCTGCCATAGCCGTTGTAGCTTTTTCAGTCGTTTGATAAACAGTATTTAGGCCTTTACCAATGAGAGACTCGGAATTAAACGGCTGCATCTTTGTAACTGCCAAGTTAGCTTCTAAGAGTTTATTTCTATAGTTTAATAATGACGAAGCAGCTTCATTTACCCTTGTTTTTTGCTTAACGAGAGTTTCTGAACTTGTACCCTCAGCAGCTTCTAATCGTTTAAGCTCAGTTACTTGGGCTCTATAAATCTCAGTTTGCTTTGCGTATGACGTAGATAGACCAGAAACTTCAGCTTTAGCAGCTCCCATTTTATTACGAGTTTTCTCATATAAATCAATTTGAGACTGCATGAGTTTATCATTAGCACTGAGAGATTTATTTAAATCTTCAATACCTGTTTGTTGATATTCATAAGCTGATTTCGCGCGGTTTAATTGCCCTGTCATTGAGGCAAGAGAACGTTCTGCTGTGCTTAACTGAGCATTATATTTTTGATAAGCTTTCTCGCCAGCATCAGTATCTCTATTGATTGTCTTCATACCTTCTGAAAGGTTAGCAATATAAGCTTTTTGCTTTTCCATTGCTTCACTAAGACCTTCATAGCGATATTTTGATGCAGAAACAGCATCTCCAGCAGATTTAGCCTGTGCTTCATTAATCTGCCATTCACGAGTACTATCTTTAACTGCTGATTTTAAGCGGTTGATAGCCTCAACAGCCTTTGTTTCATTCAAGTCAATCCCTGTGGTGACTGAATCAACCATTATATCTGCCATTTTTACTCCTTTCTAATTTTTGAGTATAAAAAAACGCCTAATTTATTTAGACGTTTTATTTTTATTGAATTGAGTTTTTTATCACTTTAAAATGTTCTGCTTTATTCCATATGCTAAAGTTGCACTTAGGACAGCCGATGCTCCATATGGTACTACTATCAATATTAAAGCAAAATAGAACATAAGTCCAAGAGATAGAAATCCTGAGAAAAATATTGAAAATATACTAAAAATATAAATAATAATTGAAGCTGTATAAGTTAATTTCAACTTTTTATTAATAACATTTGCATAGATAGCACAAGCTAAAATTATAAATGGGAAAATTTTCAAGTTAATAGTATATGTTCCAAAAATTTGTAAAAATTTTAAAACAACGTAAATCCCAGTTATCACAGCTAAAATAATATTAGCTAAGTAAGCATTTTTGAATTCTTCAACACTTTTTTTAGGTACATTAATAGCACCAGATTCTTGTTTAATATCATTTTTATGGTTAAAATCAAAACCACAATTTGAGCAAAAATTAGATGAACTTATTATTTCTTTTCCACAATTAGGGCAATATTTCATGAATTTCTCCTGATTTTTAATAAGTAAATTATACCCCTATATAGTTCATATTACAAGAGAATATTTATTATTGTCCAAACATTTTCTTCAAATCATCAAATGAAGCCATCTTATTATCTTCATTCGCTTTAAATACATCAATTAAGTCATAATAGTCATGATTATCTACTTGCTCTAATGTCCAATGCCAATTTTCGATAATATTTTTTTCAAATAGTTGTAAATCTATTAATTGGTTGTGGTGGTAGACTTTTCGTTCTTCAATGCTTGAACTTTTTTTTCGGCAGAATCAACCTCCTCAGTAAACATAGTATCGATTTGATCATCATTATAGCCTTGAAGTAAAAGAACGAGTTTTGATTGAAGCTTCATAAGTTGGTCGCGTTCAATTTCTTCTTCAAACTTATCTATTTCTTTTTTATTTAGGCCTAGGACTTCCGAAATAAATTTTTCAGCAGTATTAATAACAAACTGATCATCAAAGGCAATTGCTTTCGTTAGTTCGTCTAGCGTTCCATCCTGAGCTGAAGCGAGTTTCTCTTGATGTTCTGCTAATCCTAACTGATAAGCATGCATTTTTTTAATGTTCTTAATTGAAGTTTTAACTTCAAATGATTCTTCTCTAATTTCTGGTAATGATAATTTCATTGTATATCTCCTCTATTTTACTTTTTGTAACGGAATAGTCAGGTATCGAACCTAATATAATAGACCGTCTATCTATCCCATATAAAAAGCGGATCACTCCGCCATTTAATTATTAATGTCTAGTTGTAGTCGTTGTATAATTTATTAAACTCCAACTCCAGCATAACCATTAAATACATCTTTCATCATCACGTCTTCAGTAAATTTTGAATCTCCACCATCAAAGAATTTGACAGCTTCTCCGCCCCAACGACTTACAGAGAATGCAGTAAATGTCAATGCGTCATCAACACGAACAACTGCATTAGTATTTGTTTGCAAGTTCATTGCTGTTTCGTTCATTTTACCAGCAGCAAAAGCAACATATTGTGGCTTCGCAGTACCGATTGTAGTTGTTTGAATCAAGACTGCTACTTTTGGAATACTTCCTTGTGTATAACCACCTTTAGTATCGTTTACACGACCAAGCAATTTGTTTTTAACCGCTACGGGTAGACCATTAAATGCAAAAGCTACTGAAGGAGTACCTTTTGCAATATCTGCATCTACTTGACCATCATTACCATAAATCATTGTTGGAGCGCTTGATAAATTAGTGATGTTTGCAGTTTTTGTACCTAACATTTCATCAGTAATTGGGAAGACTCCATTGGTAGATAAACCAGTGTCTCCTTTAACGATCACTCCTTTTTCATCCAATAGAGCAAGTGTAACCATTTTTAAACCTTTTGTTGCCATTTTAAATTCCTTTCTTAAATAAAAAACGAGTTAGCTATTTGCTATCTCGCTTAACGTCATGATGCGTTGCACCGTTAAATTTTTAATAATTTGCCCTGTATCAGGGTCTATATAGTGACTTTTTGATTGCGCAATAAGCCAATCATTATTTATAAATGATTTCATCAGATTAATTTCGCTTTGAACAATATTTATACCAGAATCTTCAGCGTTCGAGTAAAAGATTTGAATATAAACACCATATAAAAGTGAAACAAATTCTGAATTACCATAATCACTTGGTCCATTATCAGATTCTGTCAGTAAAACTTGCGTTTCATTACTAGAATCTAATTTTTCACTAGGAATAGAATCAAGAAAGATTTCATCATGCGGAAAGTCACTAGCTGCAATTATGTCTTGAACAATTTCAACTGGTCTTTTCATAAGTTATTCTCCTTCTTTTTTCTATTAATTATTTTCCTCATTGCTTCAGCTTCAGCTTTTAATATTCCTTGCTGAACAATAGGGTTTTTTCTTGTTTCTTCAATAAAATGATCTGCATGAACTGCAACTTCACCAGGATTTTTGTACTTTCTTCCAGAACGTGTTGTGAACTGAGGAAAACGGCTACCGTTATTAATAATATTAGCGATATAACCTTTTGTATGAGTACCTTTTTCCGTACTTCTTTCCCATCCTACAACACTTTGGCCATCTTTAACACCGTCAATATTCTTATTTTTCATAACAATACTATCCGCTAAATGTGGATCTTCTCCAGTATCACGATGGCGGTAGTGCCTATTTCTAACTTCATAAGCCAATGCTTGCTCAAAAACTTTAGCACCTGCCTTTGTAACTTCGGCTTTATCTTCTACAGTCATCTTTGTGCTTAATGATTCTGCTTGATTAATGATTAGTTGCATAGCATCATAAAACGAAACCATATTAAGCTCCCTTCTTCTTCTTCGCTTGGAGAGTCAAAATATCAAATTTAATAAGCTTTGCAGATTCATCAGAAGAAATATTAATAATGTTGTAAAGAACATCATCTATTTGAACACACATTTTCTTTGTAACTAGCTTATTATGTCTAATTGCAATGTCTAATGTATCAGCCGTAGTTGTACCAATTATCTGAAACTGAAGCGCAAGTGATCTCATTTTAGCCGCAAATCGAACATTTAAAACCGTTGCTGGGTCAATTTTTTCAATCTTACCTCCAGTTGGAGTAGTTACTGTTTTAGTAACTCCAATCTTACATTTTCTGTTAAAATCATTCGGTTTGTAAGTTTTGACCATCTTGCGCCTCCTTCCACGAAGAATAAAGGCCTCTCAACTGACCAACCATGTGATCTACAGCCGTAGTAGGCGGCATAGTCGTAGAACGATTAATCCACAAATCCATAGAATAGCTAAGAACAGCTACATCATAAATCGGATAAACGTTTTCTACACTGAAAAATGGAGCATCAACTGTATCAGAACTCACTGCATTTTTCACATATGCTTTTGCTGTATCAAAATAAATTTGAAGTTGCGGTTTGCGATCATCATCTTCTGATAACTGATCTAGTAAGTCATCAACAGTTACTGTCATAAATTACCTACTTTCCTGCAGTAAAATTACCTACTTGGTCTGCAATTGCAGTAAATGAACCAGCAACTAAAGCTTCTGAGTCAGTAGTTTTAACATCGAAGCGATCGATTACACGAATTTTAGTAGTATCAGTTTCAAATGCACCAGCACCAATATTTGTTGGAAGTAATGACATGTTTTCACGGTCAAACAATGTAATAGCTTGCGACATATCTCCATAGTAAAGTGGATAAACTGTTGATCCACTATTTGGAAGCCAGCGATCTGCAACAACAATAACTTTTTTACCTTTAATTAGATATGAATTAGGTTTTGTTGGGTCTGGTTCGAGCAAATATTTACCTTCAGCAGTTTTAACCAAAGCAAGTTTATTCAACCCTGACTGGTTAGTCAAAAGACTTGAAGTGGCGATAATCGCAGGATCAACAGATGTATTAATCATAGTAATAACATCATCAAATTTAGCGATTGTTGGTTTTTTAGGAACTGTACCCATTGCTGCAATAATCGCTTGGTTACGAGTCACAACCACTTTCTTAGCAATCCAGCTTGATAACCATGCAAGAATATTTTCTGCTGTATCTTTAAGCAATGTATTAGTTGCAGTGATGATTCCCGCATAACGTTTAATCAAGTATTTAATAATTGTCAAACGTGGATTATCAAGATCAGGAATTTTTCCATCTTCTGCATCCATTACAGTCAACGGAGTTACATCAGTCCATTTTTCATATACACGACTACCGTTTGAAGTAGAAACACTCTCAACACGTACATATTGTTGTAGTGAGTCATATTGGCGAACCAATGTGTTAATCATAGTACGGATATCTTGCGGAATAGTAAGTCCAGCAGCACTATCACTTCCGCTAGTTTCAGTTTTAGATGAAACAGTATTGAGAAATGCCATAGGGTTACGAACCATATTCACGAATTCTTTAACAAATTTGTCTTTGAGTTCATATTCGCTTTTGTTCAATGGACCTTTTTCTTCTTCACGCATATTAACTACTTGCTCAGCTTGAGCTTCAACAAGTTGTTCTCTCAATGCATCACGGCGAACTTTTTCATTATCACGTTTATTTTTTAATTCTGACATAGCCTCTGCTGAAAAATTATCATCATTAAGAGCCATGTTGATTTGGTCATTAAAGTCTGTGACTTTATCTCCTGAAGCAATCCATGCTTCGTTCAATTGATTTACTGTTAATTTAACTCCCATTTGAGTCTCCTTTATTTTTCTAATAAAATAGCCAACTTACGAGAACGTAAATCGGCTTGTTTGTTTTCTATAATTGGTTCTTCTTTCGGAGGGTTATTCCGATTTTTGAAATTCATGAAATTCATAAATTCATTAAGTTTATCAGCAGTTGGAATATTGCCGATTGAGTTAGAAAATACTGGTTTATTAGCATCTACAAACATAATATTATCTGCAAATCCTTTATCAACTGCATCTTGAGCTGTCATCCATGTTTCGTTAGACATCAACTGCAATAAGTCAGATTGTTTCATACCAGTTTTTAATTCATAAGCTGCAGCAATAGATTGGTCAACACCATTTAAAACTTTAGCTTCTTGCTCAAAGTCATCAGCATTCCCTTGGCTACCACTCATAGCCTTATGAATCATCAATTGGGCTGTTGGAGAGATATTCACCGTATCTCCAGCCATTGCAATTACTGAAGCTGCAGATGCTGCGATTCCCTCAATATTTACAACAATATTTTTGTTTGAATTTTTAAGCTTTGTATAAATTTCAGAAGCAGAAAATACATCACCACCATTTGATGCGATATTCAAAATAACTTCTTCATCTTCAGCATTATTTAAAATATTTTTAACCTTTGAGGGCCAAGTTAATAAATCACCTAGTCCAAAATAGTCATACATCATACCATAGCCATCATCAACAATTGTTCCTTTGATTTCGATTACTGTCATCATTTACCTCCTTTCTAAGAATAATCACCATGACCACCTCCTTTCCTATGGTACTGGCTCATTACTTTGGCCAGTTGTCTTTTTATTTGTATTTTCAGGAGCTGGTAGGTCTTTAGGAATATATCCTGCTTCTTGCAAGACAAATGTAGCTTGATTTTCAGCCAATGCACCCCATCTTGTAGCAGTACTAATAGTAGATAAGTAATTATCACCAAGAGGGTCAATAGCTGGTCTCATGTTAACGCTTATGTGGTCGCTTAACTTATACTCTAATTCACTTATAGCAGGTCTTAAATAGCGATTTAATGCACTTGCGTACATTCCACTTATTTGTTGAATTGAGGATTGTTGGTCACCTTGTCCACCAATATAGCTGTCAGGAAGCCCATATACTTTGGCATATTGCTTAGAAGTCCAATCTGTTTGTGATAATAATTGAGCTACATTTGATTTAATTTCTAGTGCAGTAAATTCTTCAAGGTCATCTAATACTACAGGACCACCACTTCTTGAACGTTTCATAAACGAACGAGAACGAGATGCTTTATCTTTATCACTAAGAAGCCCACCACCTTTAACAGTAAGTACACCAGGAACATTTAATGAACTATTCAATGAACTAATTGTTAATCTATCAGAGGCTCTTTGGATTTTTGATTCACGCCTCAAAGAGTAAAGTGGACTAATTCCAGTTTTACCACCATCAATTGATAGTAGTTTCATATGAATCAAATCGCTCTGTGGAGCTTGTAAAATAGGCTCTATCTTAGGGTCATCAAAAGTGATGTTATAATACATTCCGTTTTCATACTCGAAATAATAAGTATTTACTTGAGATGGCCTTAAATATTCCCATTTCATATCAGCGCCATTAGCATTTCTCCAACGATAAGCGAATGCTTCGCCTCCTAAAAGCAACTGTGCAAACATTGATTGCCAAAATCCATGTTTATTAGCATTAGTACTTGGATTATCAATGATTCCTTGATTCTTTTTCTTTTCAGCATTGATTTTAACTATTGCTAAATCACTAGATAGTTGCAAGATAATAGAAAATAAGTCTGAATTTCTTAATGCTGCACGAGCTGAAACCCATTCATTATTATCACCAAGCAAACTTTCCATTATTTGAGCATCATTTCCATCTGGAAAATAGCTTTGAACACTACCAACTTCTGGCGGATCATTTGTTTGGTTGATAAAGTTTAATATTGGCAAAATCAATCACCTCCCTTCTTTTCTATAAACTCGGAAATTAATCCTGCTAAAATAAAAACAACTGATAAAGTAATTCCTCCAGCTGTTATATTCCACATAAACATTGTTACTGTTATGGTTACTGCAAAAGCAATAAACATCAATACATCAAATATTTTCCAAATTAAAGAAAATAAGTTTTTAAAAATCTTCATCGAATCCCCAATCATCATCTATTTCGTCATCAAGGTCTAATAAGCCAGATTCTTGGCTAGTAACCCATTCTTTTACTTGTTCTGGTGTCATGTGCTCAACTTGCCAACTCTTATCATTTGCCATACCATAATCCTCAAAGTGATACATCCCTTGAAATAAAGCATCAATAATCGCATCAACAACGTCAATTTTTAAAGTTGCTTTTCGTTTATCTACCTGTATTCCTATTGAATCTTCACGTAAAACCGCATTTAATAGCGATTTTTCCATGATTTTATCATCTAGCCTACTAATAGATCCCTCTACAAATAGTTTTTGTAAAAATTTTGTAGGATCTTTCAACTCACTCGTTCTTTGACGGATAGGTTGTAAATTATAGCCCGTATTATTCATGAGCATTTGAATTACTTTAGTGATACCCATTGCATCGTAACCAAAAAAGATAACATCCAATGCGTTATCTTCAATATAGTTTACAATCCATTCATAGACCTCATCATCATTGATTAGCCCTTGTTGGTGGCTTGTGACTGTACAAAAACCATATTTTTCTAGTTCTCTATAATTAATACCATCTTGTTTTTCTTTAGCATCAATTGAACCTGCTCTTTGGAATGGAACAAACGAATGCTGTTCAACATGCCACTTAGGCTTTCCTTCATCATCTAAATAAGGAAAAACGAAAGCAATCGCTGTATTATCTGACATCATTGAATAGTCAATACCTATATAACAGCGTTGCCCATGAATGCTAAATTCAGGAATAATAGCTTTTTCAACATCAGCAAGATTTAAGTAACTATCAACATCTTGCTGAAGCCACATATTAAGGTTTTTAGTTTGAAAATCATGTAGTGTCCCTTGTAACAAGTCACTGTTTCGTTTGTCAATCAATCCTTTTAATAAAATATCTTTTTTATCTTCCAATTCAAGAAGAGGGTTTGATTTTACCCAAGTTTCTGGCTCGAATGTTTCTGATAAATCATCTTGCGCCCATACCAAACACAAAGAAGTATCTGCTTCTCTATCCCAATCTTTCTCCATAGCTTCTTGAAGTGTTTTTTGGTCCTTCCTAAAAGGAACGCTAGGGTCTGGATAGGAAGTTGAAATTTGTACAAACTGATGATTTTTAACCAAAACTTGTCCAGAAACAATTTTAGAAATTTTTTCTCTATTAGTTACCTCTCCGATTTCATCAAAAATAGCAGTTGTAAAGTGAAAGCTATCATATTGACCAGCTTCATGAGAAATAGCACGAATTTTATTATTCATTTTCTTCATGACAACTTCATCATTCAGAATAGAACGATCAGTCAAACCTGTTTCAGCAGCAATTGTTTTAAATGGTTCAATTTTTATAACTGTCTTAAGCATCGTCTTAACATATCCAAACAATTTGCTTGTCTGTTTAAAGTTTATCGAGGAAACTAAAAAGTCCTGATTTGATAAACCAAGACTTTCAAATAAAAATGAATAAACCATCAAAATTGCTAGAATATAAGTTTTACCTTGCCCACGAGATACTGATATTATAGCGACGGTAAACCTTTTTCCACCTTCGCTATTCCTCCAGCCTATCAGCATACACATAATGAATTTTTGCCAAGGCATTAGCTCAGTTGGTTCGCCTGTATCAACATTCGGGACAACTGAAGCAACTTTTAGTAAATTTTTTATTTCCTTTTTAGAGTATCTATAAGGAAAATCTTCACGTCCAATTCTTTGAAGGTCTCTTAAATGCCTAAATGCTGCTAATTTTGTTAGATACCCAGATTTTGTTATACCGTCTAATACTGCGAATGCATATCTTGTGCCAGGGTCTCTATATTTAGCACGTATTTCTGAAAAATCAATACTATGATAAGCTCCTAAGACGTCGTGGTCCTGCGTTAAATCAACTTTAAATTCAATGATAAGATTATTCATTGTTTTTGTAGGAGCTAACTCAGTAATCATCATCACCTCCATCAAAGAATGCCTTCATCTTATCTTTAGTGCTTTTTTCATTCGTATCTTGCATGTTAAGATCTATCAATTCAGAACGTGATTTTGGCGATAAACCTAACTCAGAACCAATCTTTGTAAGATTTTTTATTGCATCCGAGTAAATTTGAGTCATTGGATTACGTTTAAAACCTTGAAATTGTCTGTCAATAATTTCACCAGTCATATCTTGAACTGGTTTATAAATTTCTTGAACCTCACCATGTTTTTTTAAATGTTCGTATGAATTTCTATAAATTTCATACTGAGTACAGTACATTTCAACTAAAAATGAATCAATCTTATCAACTGGCTTTTGCTCCTCAAGAAAGGGAACAGTTTTACGCCAACAAGCACTTGCGAGAGGAGAAAGGTGCTTAGGTGCACGATAGGACAACTTCCCGTCATTACTGTCTTTGAACTTCTTAGCTGTCATTTTTTCTCCTTTCTTTTAGTGTTTTGACCCCCCCTATATAAAAATTTTGAAAAATGGGTTTTCACGCAAGACGATA